CCAGAAGGCAGTGGGTCAGGTGCATATCAACTATCAGGCACAGGTCTGATAACTGGTATCTCACAAACCCAAAGTTTTGATGGTTTAGTAGAAAGGTCATTCACAGTACAAGGTACTGGCGCATTAACTATCGGCACTGTCTAGTATTGAAAGCAATAGAACGAGCTAAAGCGCACTTCAATACCCTAGAGGTCAAGAAGATTATCGTGCCTGAGTGGGGTGATGATGATGCACCACTTGAGATTTATGCCAAGCCTTTAACCCTACAAGAAACATCTAAGCTCTATGCGATGGCTAAAGAGAGTGAAATGACGATGTTAGCTTATGTCTTAATCTACAAAGCCTTAGATTCTAAAGGCGATCAAATCTTTTCCTTAGAGGATAAACAAACACTACTAACTAAAGTAGATCGTAATGTCCTTATCAGAGTGTCTAACGAAATCATGGCTGAGAAGTCACCAGCCGAAGTAAAAAAAAGTTAGCCCAAGACCACAACCTTTATAATCAATTACAACTAGCTGAACTTTTAAGTAAGTCTTTGCATGAGATTCAGCAAATGTCCATAGAAGAATACCAATTATGGACAGCATACTTTAGAATAAAAGCAGAAAGACAAAAAAATGGCTAGTCAAACTTACAAAATTTTAATTGCAGCTAAAGACACTGCCAGTAAATCTTTTAAAGGTCTCAATAAGGTAGCAGGTAAAACTGGTCAACTTGTTGGTGGTCTAACTAAGGGTGTAGCGACAGCGACAGTTGCCTTAACAGCAGCTTCCGTAGCAGTAGCAGCAGTTGCAAGAAGTTCTTTTGAGTTTGCTGATGCTATCGGCAAAGTTTCAACTAGAACAGGCATAGCCACAGATACAGTACAAGCCTTTCAAATAGCAGCAGTAGAATCAGGCTCATCCGTTGAGATAGCAAACAAATCATTAGAAAAATTTACAAGATCAGTTGGTGATGCACAAAGAGGTCTTAAAACCCAAGCAGATATATTTAGAGACTTAGGTGTTTCAATAGAAGATGCTAACGGCAATACAAAAACTATGGATGTCTTGTTGCGTGAAGTCTCAGACGGCATGGCAGGACTCAAATCACAATCTGAAAAAGCCACAGTAGCAGCTAACTTGTTTGGTCGTGCTGGTATTCAAATAGTCGATGTTTTAGATAATGGTGGCGCTGCTTTCGATGCTTATATAGCGAGAGCTGAACAATTAGGTTTGGTTTTAAGTGAAGATGGTATTAGACAATCAGAAAAGTTTAATGACACTTTAGCGCTTATTAATAGACAGTTTAAAACAGTAACAGCAGCAATCTCTATAGCTTTTCTACCTATGCTACAAACACTTGCTGGAAACTTTAGCACTCTAACCAGTGAGAGTGTGGGTGGTGCTGGTGGTGTTATGGCTTTCGGTAAAATGGTCAGAGAGACTGTTACAAATGCTTTAGTAGGCTTCATGCACTCTATAGCAGATATTATGGATGGTTTTATTGATTTTAGGGTTTCATTACATGGTTTAGGTATAAATTTAGAAAACATTGGTGTTAGGTTTGAACAAGCAGGTAATTCAGCTATGTTTTTAGCTCATGCAACACTAGGAAATATTACACAAGCTATGCACTTTGCAGCAAAAATGGGTGTTGCTTCAACAAGAATAAAAGATGCTGATGCTGAAATGGAAAACTTTAGAAAAACAATGGATGTTGCACCTAACTCAGTCCGTCTTGCAGCAGAAAAAATGGAAAAATTTTTTACAGATGTTTTTGGTGAGAATGTGCCAGAAGAGATACAAACCCTGCTTGAAACTATGGTCACAGGTTTTGATGCAGTAGGAACAAGTGTTGGTGATATATCAAAACCTTTTGATGCTTTCAAAAAAACTTTTGATGAATTTGGTGAAGAAGTTAGTAAACAAAACATGATAGTCAAAGGCTTTAAGGATGCTGAAGATGCTTTAGTCGATTTTGTGCAAACTGGCGATCTTAATTTTAAAAACATGGTGGACAACTTCATTAAAGAACTTATCAGACTACAAATCAGAATGAATATTATCAAACCATTCTTTGAGGCTTTTACTGGTGCTGGTGGTTTCGGTCAAGGTGGCTTCCGTGCTGGTATAAATAAATTATTCGGTACAAGTTTTGATAATGGTGGTTTCACAGGCAATGGTATTAGAGCAGGTGGTATAGATGGTAAGGGTGGTTTCCCTGCAATCTTACACCCTAATGAAACTGTGATAGATCACACCAAAGGGCAGCAAGTAGCACAAGCACAACCAGTTAGCATTAACTTCTCTATACAGGCGACAGATGCAGCAGGGGTGGATGAGATTATAGCTTCAAGAAAGAATCAGATCGTGGCTATGGTTTCACAAGCTATGAATCAAAGAGGTAAGGTGGGCTTAGTCTAATGAGTGGTGCATTTCCAACGAGTAAGAAGCCTAGAGTGTTTAATTTCTCCTCTAACAGACCGAATACGACAGCCTATACCCTAAGTGGCAAAAGGTCAGTAAAACAGTTTGCAGCGCAATATTTTAGCTTCAGTGTGCAAATGCCACCTATGATACAAGCAGACTTTCAGGCTTTTCATGCTTTTTTAGTTAAACAAAAAGGTTCTTTTGACACCTTCACCTTTCAATATCCTTTAGAAAATCAAGGCGCAGACAAAGGTGAAACAGATATAGCAGTGAATGGCACAGCAGCGATAGGCGCAACTCAAGTGCCTTTAGATGGTTTTAGCAACTCAACAACAGGTGTCTTAAAAGCTGGTGATCTTATTAAGTTTGCCAATCATAACAAGGTTTATATGGTCACAGCAGACGAAAGCTCTAACGGCTCTGGCGAAGTAGCAGCCGTAGATATAGAGCCACCTTTACAAGCAGCCCTAGTCAATAACGAAGCAGTCACAGTCAATCAACCATCTTTTACAGTAGCTTTAGCTCAAGATGATGTGCTTTATTCTACTGATCCTGCTGGTTTGTTCAGTCTAGCTTTTGATGTTAGAGAGGTCTTATAGTGGCAAGGAATATCAATTCCAATATCCAAACCTATATCCAACAAGAAGGGGTGAGGATTGTACATCTACTAAAACTTAGCACCTCAACTAATATCACTGTTACTAATCATGTCAAGAATCTTGTGTATGATTCTGTGACCTATCAGGCAGGTGGTAACTTTTTAGATATACAAGAAGTACAAGAAACAGGCTCACTTGAATATCAGAATATGTCTGTATCTTTACAAAACATTACTACAGCAACCAGAGACATATTCAAAGGCGAAAACTTTGTTAACAAAGCAGCGCAAATCTATGTAGCTTTCTTAGATGCTAGTGAAAACCTATTAGATGCTTATTTGTATTTTGATGGCAGTATAAGTTCAGCATCATTAGCACAAACCAAAGATAGCTTTGCTGTTAATTTAGAGTTAGCTAACCAATGGCGCAACTGGGATATTGTCAAAGGTCGTAAGTTTACTGGTGAATCACAAAAGTCAGTTTACTCTAGCGATAAGGGTTTAGACCAAGCCCACGAAGTCAACGAAGATGTGAGGTGGAGTAGATAATGTTTGAGTTTTTTAGAGCTGTTGGTACAGCAATCGCAAATTTTTATCAAAAACATCAAATTGCTATCCAGCTTGGTCTTATGGCAGCACAGGGTATACAAGCCCACAGAACCAATAAGAAACTAAAGAAAGGGCAAGAAATACTATTGACCAAATACGGCACAGGTGACGGCATACCTGTGATCTACGGCACAAGAAGGGCAGCAGGAACAGTTGTCTTTATGGAAACAGTCAATCAAAAAGAGCTGTTTGTTGTTTATGCTATTGCTGTTGGTGAAGTAGATGATATTGACGATCTTAGAATAGATGGTAGATCAATTAACGATAATTCTGTCTATCGTCAAGGTTATACACTTAGAAAAGAAGGTAACTACTTTGGTGGTACTGTAGCTAGTGAAAACACTGCTGATATAGGTAATGTTTTAGGTGGTGCTGGTGGCGATAACCCTAGAATGGTCTTTAATATCCATCATGGTTCTAGCTCACAAGAAGCTGACCCAATGTTATTCCATGTCTTTGACGGCAGTGCTACTTCTAGACCTAATTCTTGGACAGCAGACCACAAACTTTCAGGTATAGCTTATATAGCAGCTAACTTTGAATACGATACACAAGGTATGTTTACAGGCATACCAAATCTGACAGCTAGGGTTAAAGGTAAGAAAGTCTTAGACACTAGAACATCTGCGACTGGCTACTCTAGCAACCCAGCTATGTGTTTGAGGGATTACCTAACTAATAACGAATATGGTAAGGGTATAGCTGCTGGTGATTTAGATGCCACCTCATTTAACACAGCAGCGAATGATTGTGATTCTGGTGTGCAAACTATCAGTCATACTTCAGTGCCAGTATTATCAGCTTCTACTGTCACAGATAGGGTTAAACTACAA